TGTAATCGGCTCTGTGTATAGGTTTAAGCTTGTCACAGAACGTCATATATATTATAAATATGACGAATATCCTATGACTTTCCCCCTATGTGTGCCAGCGGGCGATCGGGCAAAAAGTGTCGATCGGGCGAACTAAAAATATTTTTTTTTATTTTTTGCGGATTCTGGAAGATAGTATGGTATAGTTAAATAGTTAGACAAAAACAAACAGAGCTAAACATGACAAAGCAAACAGGATTTTTAACATTTCGGTTAGGCGTTCAGACCGTGTACTGCAACCGCACCAAAGGCGGGTTATGGTTTACCGTCTCAAATGGTGAGCCTGTAAAGGTAGACGCGGTAAGCTTTCAAAGCAAACCGGGCGGGTTGCGAGGCTTGAATATCTATGAGGCTAATCGCGGCGGTAAAGACGGCTGGAAAGTCGGGTTATTGCTAGAAGATGAAAACAGCCAAGTCTACAAGTTTGAGACGGGATCAGGGACTAGCTTTGCACGGGGGATGTTGTGGGCGATCGCTAGCTTGAGTCCTGAGCAAGCACAAAACGGACAAATCGGCATCAATCCGACACCTGCCGATCCCGCAAAAACAAAATCGAGCAATCCCGGCAGTATTTTGTACTGCAATATGCTGTGTGATGGTGTCGAGTTGCCGATATTTATGGGTGAAGGGCGACCGGACTGGCAACAAATTGCCCAGATAGCTCTGAGTAAAGCTAACGGATACGATTATCCGATCGCAGAGATCCCCGCATCTTGGGTATTCAGTGATGATGAAGGCAAAAGTTATAGCCAGCCGTCAGTCGCCACTAAATCGGGCTTTAGCGGTCAAGTACCACAAAGCGGGCGATCGGGCGTAACTTACCCCAACACGCCGTTAAAATCTCAAATTCCAGCCACGGAACCACAACTAACCACGGAACTAACGCCCGATGAGGTGGAAGCCTTTAAGTTTCTCAGTGGACTTTATAGCGAGTTTATGCCCAAAATAGAGGCGGCCTACCATCTAAACGGAGAGACGATCGACCCGGAACGGATGGCTAATTATTTAGGACGTGCAAAGGTTTCAACTTTTGACGAGCTAAATGTTACCCGCAAAAATCAATTAACTGTGACACTTGCAATACAATTGATAAAAGCTAAGCGGCCCGGTGACGAGGCGATCGGGCGACTAGAACAAATGCTAAATGTAGCGCCTTTGACGTTAGAGCATTATGATACGTTAACCGCATTAATAGAGCAATGCTTTGCAGAATTAGTACCCTTCTAGTATTCCCAGTGTTGGGAATTAACCAGCATTAATTAGCGCGATCGGGACTAAAATCCCGATCGCGTTTCTTGTCTGGGGTGTGGGGTGTGTGTTAGTTTTAAAGATAATTAATTTTAGTTGAAACTAATGAGGAATAAAGATCCTTTTTTACGCAGGCTGCACCCAAGATTAACCGATGAGCAATGTTGCATGATGACGGCGATGCGAGATGTGCTAGGCATCAAAGCGGCTGAGAATCACTTTAATATTCCGGCAAAAAAGCAGATTCCGATTAGTAATAAAGTAAAAACCTCGCCGCATTTGGATGCGGTTTACTGGCAGTACAGGAACTCAATCGCAAAAAGGTGGATGAATCAATTGGGGGAAACAATGTCCGCAACACTTGTTAAAATCACTGAGACGATAGGGGAAGATGAGATTGATTTGCTACAGTTGCGAGAGCTAGTAAGGGCTGCTGAGGTATTAGGTGATATTTCAGTCAGTGCTACGGCGATCGCCCCAGAAGGCATAGAAATAGACGCTGTTAAGCATGAGATTATAGACGTGACAGACGACTCTGAGCAATATTTGTTATCAGCTAGCGAGGCGGTTGTTGAATCATGCCACTAGCCAAAGCTTTACAGCTAAGAAAAATGGCAGAAATTGCCAGAGGGAAGCGGCAAAAGTTTGCAGACTTCCCATCGCCACACCCTAAGCAAGCGCTGGCACTTAAGAGCAAAGCAGAAGTCCTACTATTCGGAGGCGGCGCGGGGCCCGGTAAGACTACATGGTTACTTTGGGATGCTGCAAAACACACTGACAATGGCATTTATAGCGCCGTTATCTTGCGTAGGACATACCCAGAGATATGCAATGAGGGCGGTTTGTGGGATGAGTCTCAGAGATGGTATCCTTTGAAGGGCGCGACGGCTCATCAGACGCGGTTAGAGTGGACTTTCCCCAGCGGATCGACTATCCGGTTTTCGCATTTACAGCACGAAAAAAACGTGAATAATTGGCAGGGCGCACAATTACCCTATGTAGGCTTTGATGAGGTCACGCATTTTACTAAAAAACAGTTTTTTTACTTACTTTCTAGGTTGCGATCGCCCCACGGTTTTGAGCCAAAAATGAGGGCAACTTGCAACCCGGATGCCGATAGTTGGGTTGCTGAGTTGGTTAATTGGTGGATAGGTGAAGATGGCTATGCAGACCCCAAAAAAGCAGGGAAAATAAGGTTTTTCATCGTAGTTGATGATATTATTATTTGGGGTGACACAAAGCAGGAATTGCAAATAAAATATCCGGGTTGCCTACCGAAAAGTTTTACTTTTATTGGCGCGACAGTAGAAGATAACCCGACCTTGCTAAAAGCGGATCCGGGTTATCTGGCGAACTTACAAGCCCAAAACTCAGTTGATCGAGATCGGCTCTTATATGGCAACTGGCACGTTAAAAAAGCCGAATCTATGCTATTTGATGTCGAGGCTGTTGATGCTTGCGCGATCGGCAACTATGCCTCTCCTATTCACAATCGTCGCTACTTGTGGGGGATCGATCCTAACTATGGCGGGGATGATTATTTCACGGCTCAGGCTTGGGATATCTCCACAGTCCCCTATAATTTGGCTTATGAGTACCACAAAAACAAAACTCCGGTATCAACATCAATCAGGGCTTTAATCCCGTTCATTAGGCGATATCCCCCGCTAATTATTGGGGTAGAAATCAACTCAGGCGGGAAAGTGATAGCCGAAAACTTAGCCGAAAAAATGCCTGATATCCGTATACAAGGCATACTATCAACTAAGTCGAGTAAAATTATCAACACAGATAGACTAAAGCTATTTGTAGAGGAAAAATCAATAAATTACCCTAAAAATTGGGAAGGTATAGAAGAGTTTAAAAAGTTTTCAAAAGACGATCGGCGCGCCGTCTCAGGTCATGATGATACGATAATGGCGGCCGCTAGCGCTTTTGCTTGTTTTGATTTGGTACACACTAGAGATCCGATCGCCCCTAGTGTTGGTGTACAGTTTGCCCATCCCACATTTTAAGCGCGATCGCCCGACCTGTTTTGATATTGGGGTAAAACCGTTACAGCGTATAGGTTTGGGTTTGTCACAGAAGGGTATATATATTAAAATACAGAGAATGTCCTATGACTTTATCCCTATGACGGGGCGATCGGCGCGGTACGATAAAGATTAATTATTCCCAACACTGAGAATCACAACTATGCAGACAGCAGCGCTTACCCCGTTAGTTTCCCTTATCAGTCAAAGTTTAGGCTATGGCGAATCGTCTTCCCATTGGTTTAAAAATGGGTGGTCTACCAGCACGTCGGGCGGCTACGGGAATAGAAGCAATTATTACGTCAATGACTACGCAGCTATGCTTAAACAGCCCTGGATCGCCGCGGCGGCTAAGGTTAGGATTTTGTTGATGCTGTCATATTTGCAGGAATACTCGCATGATGACCCGAAAATTCAGCAAGATATTCTAAAGCAGATTGAAGATTTACCAGGTAGCTTTAAAACTCATCAAAGCAAGATTGCGTCATCAATTTATTACGGCTTTTCTATTACTGAAAAATGGCACGAAGTCAGAGGCAGAAAAGCAGTGCTAGCGGGTTTGAATTGGGTCGATCCGCGATTCATAAAATTTAAACTGAGAGACGATTTAAGCTTAGAAACTAGGTTTAAAAAAGGTGAATTAGACATCGAATTAACCGATTTTTTACATATCAAAAATGAAGAGTGTTTTAATCTTGGGAATAATCCGGCGGGTGTTGCTACGCTAGAAAGAGCGATCCCATTTTGGGAGCAATACAGGTTAGTGATGCTTTCAATGGCGATCGCAGCGCAACGGCAAGCAACACCGTTATTAGTCGGAAAAAGTAACGCCGGAACCGATGAGGCAGCAAAAATTATGCTAGAAAAGTTAGAAGAGGCTCGGAATAGTGGCGTGATGGTAATCGACGCGCTTGATGAAATTTTGGCGATCGCCCAACAGACGGACGGGGCTTTTTTCGTGTCAGTTTTAAGACTACTCAGGCAGGGAATTTTAATGAGTTTTTTAATACCTGAGACAATTTTAGGACAAGGCGAATCCGGGTCGGGCGACTCGAATTTAAACAGCGGACACACTGAGATATTAAGAATGGCTAGCCGTACCGATGCGGGTATTTTTGGGGAGGAATTGGTAGAGCAACTAATCCGCCCGATTATCCAGTTTAATTATGGCGACATTGGGGATTGGGGTAAATTCCCATTAAGAATTGATGAACCGCGCGATCCTAACGGTTTGATTGCAGCGCTACAGAAAACGGTAGAAAATTCTATCTTAGATGCTGAGACTGTCGGAAGTCGAATTGCAGAACTAGCAGGCATTTAACGGGGCGATCGGGCACAAAGATTAATCCCA